TTCCATACAGTGAAGAGTTTGGAGCTGGATTACATGAACAAATAGTAGAAACTTATGGGAATTTTATCTATGAAACATTTCATGGTAAAAAGAAATAGATGATAGAAGGATTTTATGTATGTATCAAGATTCCAACGGACTATGGCACGATAAACCAAATAGAATATCCAATAATGTATATATCTATGGACTATATGCAAAATTGCTCGGCTTGGATGTCTCCAGCTACCCTGAGTATTTTAGAAGATGTGTGGTTATAGCTAAAGATAATTATATAAAGATATATAGACATCCAAAGAAAGCTCATCCACCTCTAAGCTTTGATGAGTGCATAGGGATGGTAGGACTAGGACTTCTAGACTATAGCCTTTTAAAGAGTAACCATTTTGTCTATCTAGGTAAGGGAGAGAAGCTTGATAGTAGTCTTATAGAGAAGCTAATTAAAGCAATAGTGGAGTCTACTGTAGCATTTAATATAAATTTATTCATGTCTGGTAAGAAGAAAGTAAAGCTTAGGAATCTATGGTGGAGAAAGAATCTTCAAAATGTAAAATATTTTGCCACTCGTCTAAATCCTGCTCATGTTTATGTGATAAAGAGATTCAATGGTGTAAAGCCACATGAAGAAGAGAGACTAATGTGGAAGTTTTATAGTGATAACTTAAGAAAAGCTAAAGTGAAGAGTCATAGTGATCTAAGCCAGAGAAATATGCTATGGGCTCTATATCTAATGAGTGGTGATGCTAGAAAGGCTAAGAAGCTTAAGCCTTGGAAGTCATTTGAAGGATATTTTGGTAGTGGTCATCCATTTACTAAAGCAATTAAGAAGAAGTACGGTGTGCGATAAAAGCGAAAAATTAGTATGTCCTGACTGTTGGGAAGTCATAAAAGAAGAAGATTATAATGGCTTATGCTTTGAGTGTGCTGAGTATTTATGGGATGAGTATATGGAATATGCAGTCCTAATAGGTGGGGCTTCTTGGCTAGGAAAACAATAGGAAAATTATGAGACTTGTATTCTTTTTTGTATTTGTACTTTATCTTATCTTTAACGCTAGAGCTTTTGAGACAGTGATATTCTACTATGATGACTATGGTGAGATGCAAAAAGAAGTGATAAGTAGAGAGTCTGAGTGTAGTTGTCCGAATTATTATGATAGGAATGTTGACTTTATACCTTATCAGTAGAATACTCAAATAATGAGTGACAAAAAAGCCAAGGTAGGCAGACCACCAAAATATACAGAAGATATGCCACAGAAGTTAATGGACTACTTCGATAAGCCATTATTTACTACTGAAATAGTACAGCAAGCTACTGCATCAGGAAAGATAGTGGAAATTGAACAAAAAGTTCCATGTTTACCTCCATTTGTTGAAGGATTTTGTGATGAGATGGACATTTCAAAACAAACATTCTATAGATGGGTTAAAGAAAATAGTCAATTTAGTGACGCATTTAACAAAGTTAAGGCTAAGCAAGCTCAAAAGTTAGTTACTCATGCACTATTGGGGAACTATAACTCATCTATTTCCAAGCTAATTCTAGCAAATTGTACTGACTACAAAGAAGATAAAGAAGAAATTAAACAAGAAATAAAGGTTATATTGCCTGATGAGCGAGCAAAAGAACTTTAAGCTCACTGATAAACAGTCTGAAGCTTTAGATTTGTGTATTGGTGAGGCTAGAAACATCATGCTTTATGGTGGTTCTAGAAGTGGAAAGACTTTCTTTGCTTGCTGGGCTATTATAATGAGAGCAATCAATGAGCCTAATAGTAGGCACTGTATACTTAGGGAGAAGTTTAATGCAGCGAAAAGATCACTATGGCTCGATACATTTCCCAAACTCTTTTCTATTGCGTTCCCAGATTTGCCTATCAAATCTCATGGAACTGATTACTACTGGAGACTACCTAATGGAAGTGAGATCTGGGTCGGTGGTCTTGACTCCAAAGAACGGACTGAGAAGATTCTTGGAAACGAATACTCTACTTTATATTTCAACGAATGCTCACAATTGGATTATACCTCAATCCAAATGGCTAGAACTAGACTTGCACAAAAGAATGGACTTGTTAAAAAGACTTATTATGACCAAAACCCGCCAGTAAAGACTCACTGGAGCTATTGGTTATTTGAGAAGAAGCTTAATCCTATTGATGAAGAGCCACTAGAAGACCCTCAAAACTATGCTTCCATACTTATGAATCCAGCCGATAATTTGGAGAATATAGATGAAGAATATCTAAAGCTATTACAGACTATGCCAGAGGCTGAACGTAAAAGATTCCTTCTAGGTGAATATTCTGACGCTTCTGATGGACAAGTCTACTATGCTTTTGATAGAGATGTTCATGTAGATAGCAGTGTTAAGCTGGGTAGAGGTCAAATCTATATTGGTATGGATTTCAACGTTGACCCTATGACAGCCACTATTTGGCAAGTGTCTAACAATGAGTTCCATTGTGTAGATGAGATATATCTAAATAATTCTGATACATTTAAAATGGTAGCTGAGCTGAAGCGTAGAAAGTACTATGGGACAGTAATTCCTGACTCTACAGGTAAGAATAGAAAGACATCAGGAAAGTCAGATCATTTAGTCTTAAAAGAAGCTGGATTCCAGATACCTCCAGTCAGAAACCCATTTGTAACTGATAGAGTAAACTGTGTGAATTTACTTTTTACTCATAATCGTATTAAAATAAACCCTAAGTGTAAGAAGCTAATAAATGACTTTGAGAAGGTGGCTTGGAAAGATAACAAACTAGATCAAAAGACAAATCCAGCTCTTACTCATATTAGTGATTCGGCTGGCTATTTCCTTTGGTGGGCTGAGCCTCTGAAACTTAAAACAACTACTCAAGGTATTGTATTTGAATAAGGATATATAATGGAAGCTAAACCTACTAATAAAGTTAATCTAATGGATGAAAGTGTAGTGATGGAAATCATCTATGAGATGGATAAGTCTGAAGACACTGATAGAAGAAAACACGCATTCGATAACTGGCAAGTATACTCTGGCTCATTAAAAGAGTATGTAGAGCAGGAGATTAAAGAGAAAAGACCTAAGTCTTATGAAGGTTATACTATCCCTTCTATATCAATATCTAAAATGATTACTGATACTATTTCTAAGAGTTATAAAGAGAAACCAATGAGACAGGTGACTAATGACTCTAGTGGGCAAAAAGGTGAAAGGCTTTCTGACATCTACAAAGAGTCTGATGCTCATAGACAATTACAATTTTTAGATACTATTACTAATCTCCACAAATATTCTCTTATGTGGGTCAACTGGAGAGATGAAGATCAAAGGTATCAATTCTGGGCTCTACAGGGTTATGAATTTGCAGTGGTTAGAAATAAAGATACTGGAGAACTAGAAGCAGTAATTCTAAACTATGGAGACACTGACATCACTTCTCAAACTAGAGGCAATAGTGATGGAATGGCTGATTTAATTGCAGAGAATCAAAGAGACTCAGGAGCAGAGCAAGAAATCTATGCTATGTGGTCTAAGGATAACTTTGTCACTGTAGTTAGACATAAGAAAAGAGTGATGACAGCAGAAGGAGCAAGGATAAAAGAATCTATAGAATATGTAGATAATCCTGACAACCCAAATAATATAAATGTAATAGGGATGATACCATTTGTCTTCTTATCTAAAGAGACAGCAATTGACTTCCCTACCATGTCACCACTATTTGACCAAACTATTACAGCAAATGCTCTTATGGCTGAGTATTTAACAGCTAGTAATATCCAAGGCTCAGGACAACTAATTCTTAAATATCCTGAGAAATATGAAGGATTATTCAAGAAAATGACTAGAGGTCTAATGAGTGCAATCAAGCTACCTCAGTCTAGTGATGAAGGGGATGCTCCAACTGACGTTCAATACATCAATCCTAATCCTGATTTAGGTGGAATGAAGGAAGCAGTGATGACTTACCTTCAGTCTGTATTCAAGGAACATGGGATTACATCAGGTTCTACATTAAGTGGTAGTGAATCTTTTAACAGTGGTTTAGAGCGTGCTATTGCTAATGCGAGTGTCGATGATTTAATACAAAAACATAATGAGCTATATAGTGATGCTGAGAAGCAAATGTTTGAGATAATTAAAGCATGGGAGTCTTTCCTTGGGAACAATACATTCTCTCAGGATGATGAGCTATTGATTAAATTCCAAAAGCCAAAGGTATTAGTATCTGATGCTGAGACCTTAATGAATATTGAGAAGAGACTACAGTTAGGACTAATTACAAAAGCAGAAGCTTTAATGATGCTTAACCCTAACTTATCTGAAGAAGAAGCAGAAGAAAAACTAGAAGAAATACAATCTGAAAGAATGGATGGAGCTAGGAGGTTCATGAGTGGCAACGCCCAAGCAGACCAAGGAACTGAGACTGAATCTGAACAGGATTCCGAACAGTCTGAAGAATGAGGCTAAAAGAGATGTTGGAGAGTTTGTTGTAAATGAAATACTACGCTTTGTTTCTAGTGGTCGTTCTCCTGTTGCAGGTCGTGGGGCTTTTCAACAGCTTAATGCAGCCTATGCTGATAGAGAGAAAGGTGGAAACAGAAGAGCAAACCTTGAACTAGAAGGAGATATGCTAGATTCTCTGACTTTTGAGATTACAGACTCAGGAGTAGAGGTAGGTATCTTTAATCCTGATGAAGAAGATAAGGCTGATGGACATAACAATTTCAGTGGTAACTCAAAGCTACCAACTAGAAGATTCATTCCTGATAGCTCTGAGTCATTTAATGGAAGAATAGAGTCTGGCATAAATCAGATACTTAACAGATTTAGAGAAGATAGAGACCCTTTTGACTTCTTTTCTGATGCTTTGACGCTAGGAACTGTATTAACAGGAACTGAAGATTTAGATATTAATGATGTCATAAGAGATTTAAATGGAGATTTGTTTGAGTAGAGTAAAGGTAGATTTCACAGAAGGATTTAGTCAATTAGGTAGATTCAGTGAATCAGGGGCTAAGATAGCAGCCAAAGTTCTTAAAGAAGAAATAGTGAGAGAGATCACAGAAGGACGCTCTCCAGTAAAGAAAGCAGGTGGGAGATTCGTAAGATATTCGACCTCATACAAAAGAGCTATTGACAAGGGATATTATACGCAATTTAATAAAAGGAAACGTCCTGTTAACTTGAGATTATCAGGCAAGCTATTATCCAGTATTTACACTAAGCCAAGTGGTAAGAGTAAATTTTTTATTGGATTTAATAACAAACTTGCTGATATTCACAATAGACAGGGTGCAGGTCGATCTCAAACAGTCAGGCGAATGCTTCCGACTAACAAAGGAGAGACTTTTACAGATAGTATAATCTTTGCAGTTGGAATCAGCTTGCAACGGGTTAAAAGAAAAATTTTTAGATAGAAGTATCTAATTTAAGGCGAATGCCAAGGAGACAAAAATGGAACAAGATCACAATTCAGAAGAGAACTCAACTGAACAACCACAGCCGACTATTGACGTTGAAGCACTTGCAAAGAGAGTTGAACAACTCGAATCAAGTAAAAATCGTCTATTAGAAGAATCTAAGAGTTGGAAAGAGAAGTACCAAGGCTTAAAAACTAATGTAGAGAAAGAGAATGAGAACAAACTCACAGAGAATGAGCAATGGAAAGAACTAGTAGAGATTGAAAGAAACAAAAGGTTTGAGCTTGAATCTAAAGTAAAAGACCTTACTACTATGACTATGCAGAAGGATTTACAATACAAAGTAGCCTCTCTAGCTAAAGATGCTCACAATGTTGAGGATGTTGTCACTGCTGTTAGTCGCAGTGGCTTATTAGACATCGACAAGGAAACGGGAACAATTCGTGGAATTGAAGAAGCTTACAATAAGATCAGAGAAGAAAAGCCTTACTATTTTGATACAGCTAAGAAGTCTGGGATGTCGGGTGGTAGACCTGATGATATGATTCCTAAAGAAAAGAGTTTGGATGAGCATATTGCAGAGAATCCTAATGAGGTTCTTGCCAGTGTGCTTAAAGATTTGATTTAATATATATATAAAGCACAATGCTAATACTTTTAAAGGAGTAAAATATGGCAAATACAGGAGCAAGTGATGTAGCTTCAACTATTCAAAAGGTTGTAAGTGCATTAACTACTAGAACTTTAATTCAAGAATCAGTAGCCTTAAATATCTCAGGTGTATGGGATAGATCAGGCGAAGTTGGTGAAGGAATGGATAGACTTGATATGATTGAACTAGCTGAATTAGCTATTCAAGATGTTAATGAAACTGGAGCAGACATGACTCCTCAAACTATCTCTCCAGCAGCAGCTCAATTACAACTTGATAGACATAAGTCAATCCCATTTTCTTTAACTAGCAAAGGTGACATTCAGTCTAAAATTGCTTTAGTTCAAAGAACTGTAGAGAATGGAATCAGAACTTTAGTAGCTGAAGTTGATGATGCTATCTTTGCTGAAGCTGTAGCAAATGCAAAAACTACTGAAACAGTAGCTGCTGCTGACGCTTTAGCTGCTCTTCTTGGAGCTAAGCAACAGTTTGATGAAGACAATGTACCTAAGATGGATAGAGCAGTAGTTCTTTCTCCAGCTTTCTGTGCATTACTTCTAGGAACTAACAATGTAATCAGAGCTAATGAATTTGGTAGCTCTTCTCCAATCCAAGCAGCAAGAATTGCTAACATCTATGGAATGGAAGTTTATGAGTCAAGCTCATCTTCTATCCCTAATGATGGATTCTTAGCTATGGGAATGGAAGCTATGGCTTTTGCTCGTCAACGTCAAGTTCAATTCGAGCAACAAAGACAAGTTCTTGGTCAAAGAACAGACTACACAGTTACTCACCTTTATGGATGTGAGTCAACTGCTGCTTCTAACCCAAGAATCTACGTTTACGACCCAGCTTAATAGGATAGGGAGGGCTTTGACCCTCCCATTTTTATATGAATCTTACTAACGTCAATATCTTCTTAAAGTCTGAGACTGCAGAAGGTCTAATTGAATTACAGTTAATTAATAATGCACTAAATGGAGTGCATTATAACTATCAGACTCCCACGTTCGATGGAGAGAGTTGGTTAGTATGGTTTTTTGCTGATGTTAAACAATGGCAAGACCCAACAGGCTTAAGTGCTGATGAAGCCGAACTAGTAAAGGGGTCTAAATGAATCTTAGCACAATTAATGATAACAGAGACCTAAAAACAAACACTCCTGATGGTAAAGCCCTTAGAGTTGATATAACCAATCAGCCAATCCATGTTACTACTCAGGAAGTAAGTAATTCTATAAATGTATATGATGAATCATCTAGTGTAGCAGGTCTATCTACAGTGACTATAATAGAATACACAGTTCCTGTAGCTAAGAGCCTAACGCTACAAAAAATAAGTTTCAGTGGTGGTAACAGAGCAATCTACTCAGTGACTATCAATGGAGACACCCAAGCTAAGTATAGAACATATTTTACAGAATATAACGGAGTGCTAGACTTTAAAGATTTGAAACTAGAAACAGGTGACATTCTTAGACTAATTGTGGAGAATATAAGTACTAGCATAGCTGATTTTAATGGAAATATACAGGGGAATTTAAATAATGCTTAAACTACAAGAAATGCAGTTAAATTTAATGAAGCAAAAATGTGCTTTAGCTGAGAAAGATTTCAAGATAGCTAAGCTTAAAGAAGATATTAAAAGAATAGAACATGAGAAAAAACTACAAGCTGATTCAATAGAACAACTTGAAAATGAAATAAAAAACTCCAAGGAGTAAGATATGGCTGATTATGATAGCTCACTTCCAATTAGGACGGAAGCTGATGGAACTGATGAAAGAGTACACACCAAAATTGTAGATTTCAGTGACCCAAGTGGTACGGATAAGCAAGTTGAGGTGAGTGAAAAGAAACTACACAATAGACAATTCAATAAAGATAGTGATGGAAATGACCAAGAAGTGTTACTTTCTCAAGAAGGTCACACTCAATCAAATGGTGATTATGATGCTGTAAACAATAAGCGTCCAAGTTCACAGGGTATGATTGTTTCTGATAGAGATGCATCACCATCTGAATCTACAATGAATAAGAGACCAACAGCAGTTATTGGTGACAGTGACAAGGTTGCACTTGATGTTGCAATATCACTTTCTAATGGAAATAATATATCAGAAGATTCCCCGTTACCTGTTTATGTCACTGAATCAGTTGGTGATGAAATTATTGATTTTAATGAAGCTGTTGATATTGTAAAAAATTCCACATCTAACCATGACTACACAGTTAGTGCTTTAAAAGAATTAAGATTTTTAAATGTTGAAGCAAGTGCATCAGGTAAGGCAAAATTTGAATTACAAGTTGAAACAGCAGCAAGTTCAGGTGTATTTAATACAATTGGTGTTCAATTTAATTCAACTTCAAATCCAAATGTTAAATTTAATGTAAAAAGACCAGCCACAATTGCAACAGGTGTTGTTGTAAGGTTAGTTAAAACTAATTTAGATAATCAAGCTCAATCTATATACTCGACAATTAATGGAGTAGAAATTTAATGGGTGACTTAAGCCAAATTGAATCCACACAATATGTTAGTATAGCTGATGAAACAAGTGGCTATACTGCTGATGTTCAATTAGGTGAAGACTCAGTAAAAAGATTGGTGGTAGATGCTAGGTTAGTTCCTAGACCAATTGCTGGCTTATTTATAGCACAGTTTGAAGACTCTGGTGGCTCTATAGCTTTAAATACTAATGGGTCAACTACTCCAATCACATTTGAAATACCGACAACTAATTTCGATAGAGCAATAAATAAGATTTCAATTTATGGTCGTGATGGAGGAATTAAATTTGGTCAATTTTTAGCCATTAACCAAATTTTACAAAATGGGTTATTAATAGAAATTAAATCAGATGACAATGTTTTTACATCATTGCCAATAGTTCAAACAGATGATTTTAGAAATTTATTTTGTATCTCTCCTAGAGATTTTACCATTGATGTATTTAGTAATGAAGATGTATTCAATGCTACATTCGTTTCACCAGAGCCGATAATTATAAGAGCTAACACTCAATTTACAACACCAGATTATGTTAGAATAACTGTTAGAGATAATCTTAATAATGTTAATTATCTTGAGGCTAACGTCATTGGGGGAAGTATATGAGCATTTCAGTACCATCAATTAATGGTAATTTAAAAATAGAAGTTAGTGATGCAAGCGTAGACCTCAATAAGCTAAATGAAGAATATAATGATGTTTACAACTATAACGGGTATGGCAATTTGTATGCTGCAGCTTTCAAATTAAAAGATGAAGAAATTTTTTTTAAGCTTGTTATTGACGATAACACTGTATGTGAAGTTGATATTGAAATTTTAAGTGAGGTATCAAGTTTTGGTAGTGAGCTTGCTCCAATGCCATTAATTTATGATAGTGAAAAAAAAATACTTTACCTTAAATTTAATAACGCAATTCATTATTCATCTAGTTTGTTGTTTTGTTTTAAGAAAAATAGTAACTCAAGTAAGTCCAAAGAGATGGAAGGCTACCAAATCTGTTTAACTAAGGAGGGTAATTAATGAATAATTCACCTTTTAGTTCAAAGTATATTTCAGAAGGTAAGCTTACAAAAAGAAAGAAAGGTTATTCTTTTGATGTTTTAGCAAGTCAAATTTCTACAATTGAAATACCAATTGATTTTGATTGCAAGGTTGATGTTGTTGAAATAATTAATTGTGATATTGGTGATAGTGTAAATTTCAAAGTTCTAGATGATGATACTGGCTCTATCTCTGGAATTGCAAAATCTGTTTTAAATCAATATGGATATGACGTTAAAATGACAGATAAATTCTACAGAGAACAAAATAAATATCAAGCTGACTTAAACAAAGGTATGTATTTGCTATTTGAGTTTTCTGAAAATGCAAATAAAAACAAAACTATATACATTAACATTGATTTTCATGAGGTAAAAAATGATATTTCCTAGTTTAAGCTTTGAAAATGTTTTGCAAGTTGACGATAAAACTAGGTTAAATGCTAGTAAGTCTTTTGTTACTGCTGAAATGGATGATAAGAGTATCTATGGAGATAAAGATGAGTGATTTATATGCATATACTGAACTATCAAGTGTATTTGATGACATAAGTGATGAGCTAAGAGACTACTTGCGTGACCCTGCATCCGTAAGCTTCTTAGCTGGAGACAAATTATATTTAGGACTATATAAGCCCTTTAACTCTGTGTATATAGAGTTAAGTGCTAATACTAGTGAAACATCCTTGTCTATTAAGTACTCCAATGGAGCTACTTTCTCGCCTTTGGATGTCATGGATGACTCCAAAGGCTTGTCTCGCTCTGGTTTTATTAAGTGGGATAGAAATATTTCAGATTGGGCTGAGCAAGAAGTTAATGGTAAAAGTCTCTACTGGATAGAGATTGAATTTAATGCAGACTATGATCTAGCTTGTCAGGGTATTAATATTGTATTTAGCTCTGACTATGAAATGCAAATTAAGAATCCATTTGTTATGGATTACTTAGCTAGAAACGATATAAGCTTTATAAGAAATCATGTAGCAGCTAGAAATGAGATAGTTCAACTATTAAGAAATGGTGGATATATCAAAATGCCTACTGGGTCTGATGACTTATTCTTTAACCCATTGCAAGATAAAAAAGATATAACTAAGTGGGATTTACTTGACATAGATCAAATAAAAGAAGCAGCCACATTTAAAGCATTAGCTTCTGTATTCTTCAATGAATCAAGAAGTAATGAAGACAAGGCTTATAGTCTTTATAGAGAATATCAAGGAAAATTTGGGCAATCTTTCAAACTATTCTATCTATCACTAGACACTAATGATGATGGGAAGATAGATAGTAATGAAAGATTAGCTAATAATGAAATAACAGTGGTTTATGAATAATGGATTTTAACACTATTAGAAGCTACATTGACGCTAGAGTAAAAGAAGTAGATGCTGGGCTTGAGCCTTGGCAAGAAGATGTATTTGGGAATAATGATAATACAGCTAGAGAAGCTGAGTATTATTATAATCTATTTTATGGCTCAATGTTCAATGATAGATTTCCAAACTACATCAATGACACACTTCCTACTTTTATAGATATTTGGGTTACAAATTCTAGTAGGACTACTGCAATACAAGATTTTGACAATTTATATCAAAAAGCTTTTGATATATATAAGAACGTGACTTGCCTAGCTAAATTAAAAGGCTTAGAGGATGACTTCACCACTATTCAACTAGTCGGGATTACTCCCATAGAAGATGAAAGTAGTGACAGTACGTTCCGAATGCGTATAGAATTTAGTATAGTGAAGTCTTTTTGTTATTAAAGAGAGTAAACATATTACAAAGGATTGAAAATGAGTTTATCACCTTCTGAAAAATTAGACCTAAAGTATGACGCTGCATCAGTCGCTTGGGGTCGTGAGAATTGCCAGTCAATTCAATTTGTTGATGATGTTTCTGGCTCTAATGCTGGAGACTATTGGGATGCTAACGTGATCGGTGGAGATTACAAAACAATTGTAGGATATAGATTCTACATGGATGATGGGGTTGCAGCTGCTCCTGCTGATGGTGGAAACACTTTAGTAGCAGTTAGTTATTCTCAAGATGATGATGCTGCTACTCAAGCTGCTGCTGTACAGGCTGCAATGGATGGGATTTCAAACCTATCAGCTTCAGTAAGTGGTGACACTGTTACTTTTGAAAATGATTTTATCGGTAAAGTAGATGCTGACTCAGGGTCAAATGCACCTAACTTTACTTT